CATGGAAGACTAATGGGAATGGTAAAACAAAAAATGCAAGACTTTGAAGACAACTACAAAGATTTCTTTGATCAATGTTGGTCAGAGTTTAGTGAACTCCATCCTAATCCTAAAGTTAAAATTCTAAGTCTTTTACTAGAAGAAGATGTAACTTACTCAGAGGCTTGCTTTGTGTATTTTAGTGAAAACTTTAGTAACTACATGTACAACAGTGCTGCAACTAAAGAACTAGAGGCAGTGGTAGAAGAGGCTTTTGAAAACGAATATCCATTTTTAGAAGACTACTATGAACAATTTATTGAACGATTCAAGTTATCATAAGTTTGTATGGCAAATGTACAAAGAAAACTGTAAGGAAAGATCTTATTACAATGAACAACCATACAATACTGTTGATGAGTATGAACAAGATCACAGAACTTTTTTAATAAAAGCTTATCGTAAGAGTTAAGTTGATACGACCCTATCGTAAGTAGGGATACCTGGTAAGGTGTATTCTTTGTAAAAAGCGAGAATGGTTTTAAGTGAGGCTCTATAATACACAATAACCTCACCCTTGCCCGATAGCAGATACCAAGCTTAACTCTTACACTTAACACTAGCAGTAGTTAGTTGATACGACCGGCTGTTCGACCTAGTGCGACTAGAGGTCCGAGAGCGTATACGATTCGAACCAGCAGTCTATAATTTACAACTAATTCAAAGTTACATGCGATACATTAGCATGGTTAGTCCAAGGTGATTTTATAAATCACACGACAGCGGATGCCCTGATACCAAGCTAACTGCTGCCCTGAATTCGGCTCTGTATACCTTGAAAGGAGTTTGAGTAGAGAGCCGAGAGGCTACTTGCCTTTAACATGACTACTCAAACTCCGCTTATAGGAATTCGGCTCACAACTCACAGAAAGGAGTTTGAATAGGAGAGCCGATAGGTAAATTAAAACCTTTTCATGCCTATTCAAACTCCGCTTACAGGAGAAAAATATGTATAACAATTGCCATATGTACAACAATGCAGAATCGCGTTGGTGTGATGAACAAGGAATACCTTATGTTCGAGATGGTTATTCTTTTGGCCCTGAACAAATTAGAGATCTAATATTACAAAAAGAATATTACAGTCTTAAACATTACAGTAGTTTTCTTGATATATTTCGTAGCGGTAAAATGCAACACAAAGATGTTTTTCAAGAAGATGAATGGCTTATTATTCATCATAGTCAACGGTATGTGCGTGCTCAAATAAAAGAATTTGGCCCGCGTAACGGTCGTATGAAAGTGCATAGATACAATGCTTTTGCTCAACAACAAATACCTGCAACACAAAGTTATTTTACAGATGAAAATAATATAGTTGTTCCTATGCACCATGATCCTCTAGACCATGGTACTAGTCAGCCAGAAAAAGATTATTGGAGTTATAGAAAACAATATTACCCTAGTCCTTTTACTTGGGAAACAATTCCAATTAGACAACAAGTAGACAAAGCATCTGAAGAAAGAACTTGGTTTGTTCCAGACTACAATGTATTTGCAGTAAACAAAGATACTTTATTTAAACTTAAACTATTAGGAGCACAATGAACATATTCATAACAAATACCGACCCTGCTAAAGCAGCTACTGATTTACCAGATAAACTTTTGGTAAAAATGGTTTTAGAGACAGCTCAAATACTATGCACTGCACACAGAGAGTTAGACGGAGATCAATATGCAGACAGACATAATCTATATAAAGCTGCTTACACACACCACCCAGCGGTAAAATGGGTACAAACAGATTTTAAAGCTTATTGGTGGACTTATGCGCTCTTCGTACATTTAACTTATGAATATTTTCTTAGATATGAAAAGCAACATGCTTGTGCTGATCTAACTAAACCGCTACAAGAAATACCAAAAAATATTCCTCGTACTAGCACCACCATGTATCAACTATTTACTACCGCTCCATTGTGCATGCCAGATGTATATAAACATGTATATACTTATTATTACGGTTATGATATCGAAAAATCCTATCAAAATTATTTAGCATTAGGTAAAGAATACATTAAAGACGCTACCGCTTGGAGTAAAGGTAGATCAGCTCCAGATTGGTTTTACAAAATCAGAGGAGTTAAGAATTTTTCTGCAAATCAACCGGAGGAAAAACATGACTGGGAATGACGATGAATTTATGGATGAGCTTGCAAATATGCTCACCGATGTAATAGACTTAAAAGATATGCCACCGCCATCAGAAATGCAACGGCATTTAATACAAGTCTATAACACTACAAAAGACGAAAACGAAAAGGAAACTATTCGACACATTTGGAAACTAGAACAGGAAGCAGTAAAAAAGTTAAATGACCAACAAGATTGATCCGGAACACTATAAGTATAGCGACATACAATGTATTGACGCGATCAAAGCTAGTCTTACTAAAGATCAGTTTCATGGCTATTTAAAAGCTACCATAATGAAATATTTGTGGCGATACGAAAAGAAAAATGGCTTAGAGGACTTACAAAAAGCTGACTGGTTCTTACGTAAACTAATGTATGAGGTAGAACATGATGACAATGAAAGAACATATTGAAATGATGGAAAAGATTAGAAGACGCAACGCTAAACCTGAAACAATAAAAACCAAACGAAAGAGGAAAAAAGATGAAAACTAATATATCAATTGAACTAACCGACAAAGAACGAATGAACCTTGGACAAAAGTTCTATAAAAAGAAACGTATGATAACGCGTGCAGATCTTAATCAGATTGTAAAAAAGTTTATCAACGATGTTATAGAGGCAACGCCTCCCTCTCCACAAGAAAGACTTGACGATCCTTTATTAACTAAAGAATGGACTAGTCTATCTCAACTTAAAGATTACTTGCTCAAACAAGGTCAAAACAATATTGTGCATTTTGATGGCTTTGAACTAATAGTAAAAGATAAACAAAATGTGCATCACTCATACACCCTGGGTGATCAGTTGTACAAACAAAAAAAGGGCCTACCGAAGTAAGCCCTTTTACACTCATTGATACTATAGGAGAAAATCAACTCCTAAAGTTTAAGTTATATTTACTCTTAAGTAAAGTATCCAAAAACTGTAATAGTACCAGCAGCACCTGTAGCAGGTCCAACTTGTACGTGAATATCAATAGTAGTATCTGCAGTAAACTCAATTGGTTCGATTGCATCGTCATCAGCACTTAGTGCACTAAACAATTCAATACCACCACCTTGAGCAATAGTAGATCCATCTTTAATTGCAGTAGAAGTACCTGTAGTTTCAGTATCAGTATTTGTATGACCGATATCTAATACAATTGCTGGAGATCCATTTGTGTCAAGATCAGTAGATACTACTCTTAATGCATGCAGAGTTTCCCCAGCAAAAGCATCTAGAGCTTGTATTACATCATTAAGCACTAACACAGGAGTAGTAATAGTAGCTTTTCTTACAAACATTTGCCCTTCAGGGAAACCTTTAAAAGCTTGATTACTCTCTACGTTACCACTTTTTCTTAAAGTTGCTATAGTAGCCATTTAATCACCTTATTTTAGTTAAATTTACGTACCGCTTATATTTGTGGTACCCTTAGCCTAGAACATAAAGCATTTAGGAAAAATGTCAATAAGTTAGGAGAACAATATGCCAACCTACATTATGGTAAAAAGGAACTATAAAAGTCCCTACCATTACCCAGATGAACACGCCCCTTACATAAAATTTAAAAAAGTTTCCATGTCTACAGCTTTTAACATGGTCAACGCACGCGTTGGCTGGGAGAAAGCTAAGAAAGGAGACTACGAACATTGGCGATCGCTAATGTACAAACAATCCAGGAGATCTAAATGAATGTAATTACACTCGACTTTGAGACGTATTACGATACAGAACAAAGTCTAAAAAAACTTACCACTGTGCAATACATACACAACCCTGCTTTTAAAGTATGGGGAGTCGGTATAAAAATTAATGACTCACAAACCGAATGGTTCGGGGAAGACGAATGTGCAGACGCAATCAATGCTATACAGTGGGATGACGCTGCAGTTGTGTGCCACAACACCCTGTTTGATGCGTACATACTTACACAGCACTACAATTGTACACCGCAATATTATTATGACACTGCAGCCATGGCACGTGGACTTGCACCAAATGAAAGTGCATCATTAAAAGCAACTTGCGAACGTATGTTTCCTAATGACCCTAATATGCGAAAAGGAGATGAATTAGTAAACGCTAAAGGTATATACGACTTACCCCCAGACATCGAAGAACAAATAGCTGGGTATTGTGTACAAGACGTAGATCTAACTTACGCGTTATTCAAACTAATGCAACCCACTTACCCACAGTCTGAACTTGACCTTATAGATGTTACTTGTCGTATGTTTGTAGAGCCAAAAATATATTTGAATAAAAATTTACTTATTGCACACAAAGACACTGTGGCTGAAGACACTGTACAAAAAATAGAAGCTAGTGGACTTACTCGTGAACAATTAGCATCTCAACAAAAGTTTGCTACATACTTAGCTGACGAGCTGTCAATTGTAGTACCAACTAAAAAATCTATACGCACAGGAGAGATGATACCAGCGTTTAGTAAAACTGACGCAGCTTACAACCAAATGTGCAATATGTACCCTCAATATCAACACATTTGGGCTGCCAGGGAAGCTGTAAAATCTCGTATTGAAGAAACACGTGCTCAAAGATTGTTAGATGGTTGTACACCTTCTAACATGTTACCTGTACCCTTACGTTACTACGCAGCACACACTGGCCGGTTTGGCGGTAGTGATAAAATTAACTTACAAAACTTACCCAGGGGCTCTCAGTTACGTAACGCACTACAAGCTGGCCCTTCTCAAATGTTGTACATCTCTGATTTATCAAACATCGAAGCACGTATGCTTGCTTGGCTTGCAAAAGAAGAAGAGTTACTCAATGCATTCGCTGCAGGTGAAGACGTGTACAGCAGTTTTGCTAGCCAAATATACAACAGACCCATTACTAAAGAAAATAAATTAGAAAGATATGTAGGTAAGACAGCAATACTTGGCTTAGGTTATGGCATGGGTGCTAATAAATACAAAGCAGTTTTGTCACAAGGTTCACCTGCTGTGGATGTAACACAAAGCACAGCCCTGGGTATTGTGTCGCAGTATCGAGCAATGTACCCAAACATCCCTCAACTGTGGGCAATAGGTAAACAGTTACTGTTTTACATGTTAGACAGAACTATTTCACAATATTCTTATGGACCTCTTGATGTAGCAAGCAATGCTTTGAAGCTACCTAATGATATGTATTTACAATATCCAAAATTACGTTACAACAATGGAGACTTTGTATACGATTCTGGACGTAATGGCATTACACGTACTCACGGTCCACGATTAGTAGAGAATATTGTCCAAGCACTAGCTCGTATAGTCATCACTGATCAAATACTTGCTATACAAAAACTACCTGAAGTAGATGTAGCCCTAACTGTGCATGATGAAATCATTGCTATTGGTTCAGATAAAAATCCAGATGAGACATTAGCAACAATAATGGCTATAATGAAACAACCACCTGTTTGGTGCACAAACCTCCCTCTAGATGCAGAAGGTGCGTACAGCAAAATTTACAATAAATGACTAATTTAGTATTAACTAGAAGGAAAAAAGAAGGAATTGTTATTTCTATTCCACAACTTGATGAAGTATTGTGTGAAATAACAATTACTAACTTAGGACCCAAACAAGTAAAGTTAGCATTTAATGCTAAACCAGAAGTAAAAATAGATAGAAAAGAAATATATGATACAAAGGAGTAATAATCATGGAGATAATCTTTTTAAAAGCTAAACAAAAGCTCGTTAAAGAAATAACAACTGAAGGTACTAAACCTTATCCACTAGCAAAATCATTCACTTCACAACATTACAATATAGAACCTAATAAAAAAGGTTTTGAAAAGTTTTATGATTTGCTAAAAACACATGCAGATTTAGGTCACGCATTACACAAAGGGGATCTGAAGAAAAAGTTAAAAAACGAATCACGTGCTTTGATGACTGACCGTGCTGCTGCAACACAATTATTAGTATTAGATTTAGACGGCATTACATTCCCAGGAGCTAAAACTGCGTACAACACATATGATATCCAAAACATTGCTGAAGCATTTGTACAATACTTACCTCAAGAGTTTCACAATGTAAGTTATATAGCTCAAGCATCTGCTAGTTTAGGATTAAAAAATAATAAAATTTCATTACACCTGTTCTTTCTGCTAGGACATACTGTACAACCTAGGGCTTTAAAAGAATGGTTACGTACTTTAAATTACGAAATAGATTTTTTAGCTGATCAATTAACTTTATCTGCTAATGGTCAAAGCATATCTTACCCACTTGACATTAGCTTAGCTGACAATTCTAAACTTATTTATATTGGTAATCCTAATTTTATTGATGTACAAGACCCGGTGGCTGGCGACAGGTTTGTACGCATAGACCGTGGTTCGCCAACATTAGATATATCTAATCTAATGAAAGACGTTAACCCTGAAAAAGTGCATAGCTTAACTGTACAGATAAAAGATGGCTTACGTAAAAAAGCAGGACTAACTAAAAAAAGTGAGAAGATATCTACAGTAAATGTAAATGGTATTTCTGAACAAGTACTTCAAAATCCAGATCGTATGAGTATAGAGATATGTCGAATATCAGAACCTTATGTTAACTGTAACATCAATGGTGGCGACAGCGGTGCCTATTACTTTATTTTAACTAATCCTCACTATATGTATAATTTTAAGGGTGAACCTATATTTGAAATTGAAAAAGCAGATCCTGAGTTTTATCAAACCATATTTGAAAAGTATGCGGATAAAATTGATGGAGCCAAGAATATTAAACCTATCGTACTTCGAGATTTCTATACTGATACTTATTATAATGGAGTATTTGATAATAATAAAAGTCAGTTCACTGATGACTATCCCTTAACACCTACACAAAAATCATCTCTTGAAGGTTTTATGCGTACTCATAATAGGCCTACTCCTGACTTTATTCCAGACGCACAAGTAGTATTTGACCCTTCTTCTGATAAAGGCATACAAATGGACACAGCTCCATACCATGTAAACTTATATAGAAAAACAGGTTACATGCTAGGTGCTTCAACTGAAGTAACTGAACTTACGTACGGCACTGCTGGATCTATGAGCAAGTATGTGCCAAACATTACTAAACTTATGCAACACATACTTGGTGGAGGCAAAACTGAGTTTGAACACTTTATTAATTGGCTTGCTTACATATACCAGAACAAACGCAAAACTATGACTGCATGGATATTTACAGGCATACCTGGAACGGGTAAAGGCTTATTTGTGCACAAAGTTCTTAAACCTCTTTTTGGTGAACAACAAGTGCCAATGCGATCTTTAGAAAATATAGAAGAACAATTTAATCTGTACATGCGTACGGCCTTATTTCTTGTAGTAGATGAGTTTCGTATGGGCGACTCTGGTAACACAGGACGTATGGCAGATAAACTTAAACACCAAGTTACAGAACCAACACTTACTATACGTGCAATGCGAACCAACCAAATAGAATTACCTAGTTTTTGTAACTTTATCTTTCTTACTAACAGAGCTGACGCAGTAAAAATAGAAGAAGGCGATAGGCGTTACAACGTAGCCCCCAGGCAAGAATGTAAGTTAGAAGTAGCTTATCCTGATTTCATAACAAAACTAAATGATATACAAGCAGAGCTATTTACTTTTGCAGGACTTTTACAGAAGTTTGTTGTAGATGAACGTATGGCTCACACAGCATTAGAAAATGATGCTAAAAAAGAAATGAAACAAGTATCTATGTCTGTATTAGAAGAATTTGCAACGGCAATCAAACAAAATAATTTAGAATACTTTGTAGAAATATTAGATATACCGCTTACAAACACCTTTGATGCTGGCGGGATAAGTACAGCACAACGCTATATCAAAGATTGGATAAGTAAGTCAAGTACAGAAATTATTATACCTATGCAGCATTTTAAACTAGTGTATGATGTACTTACAGATAATAGAAAAGCATTAGCAATTAGAGATTTTACAAAAGCTATGAGTCGTTTAAATGTACAAACAACTCGCAAAAGAGTTGGTACAGGAAAAAACACTTCTGCTCCACGTGGGGTCTTAGTAACTTGGCTACTTGATGACAAAGTTAAGGATAACTTAATAAAAGAACATTTTAACAATAACGATACTTTATTATTAGGAGAACAAAAATGATAACTTAGGAATGTATGCCACAACTTACGCAGGATAAACGTCCTGACATAGATAACGTTATTGAGACTTCAACTTCAAAAGAACTAGGTCTTATACCCGCTTGGTCCCATTCGACTCTTAAAACTTATGAGTCTTGTGCTTATCGTATATATATTTCTAAAGTAAAAAGAATATCTGAAGACTATGGACCAGCTGCAAAACGTGGTAGCGAAATACATGAACAAGCAGAACACTACGTAGAAGGAACTCTAAGTGAAATGCCTGATACTTTAAGTAAGTTTACAACACAGTTTAAAGATCTAAAGTCTTTGTACGAAAACGGTAAAGTAGAGCTTGAAGGAGAGTGGGGATTTACTATTGAATGGGAACCTTGCCATTGGATGGCGAAAGATGTATGGGCTCGTGTAAAACTAGATGCACTTGTACATGAAGACGAAACCAGTGCACGTGTAATAGATTATAAAACAGGTAGACAATTTGGTAATGAAATATCTCATGGGCAACAAGCACTTACATATGCTATCGGCACTTTTTTACGTTATCCAAATCTGCAACACGTACAAACAGAACTCTGGTACTTAGATCATGGAACTACTACAGAACACTCCTATACAAGAGATCAAGCTCTTATGTTTCTGCCCAAATTACATGAGCGAGCTATGATTATGACTTCGGCAGAAAAATTTCCACCTAATCCTTCTAAGGCCAACTGTAAATGGTGTTCTTATAAAAATGGTGAAAATCCGCCTTGTCAATGGGGTATAACTTAGTTATAATAAAAAAGTTTTAAATAACAAATAATAAATAACAAATACAAATATGAAAGAGAATAATTTAATTTGTGCTTATGCACATCAGTCAGAAACAACTAAATTCATCACAGACAATCCTTGTTGTTTAGTTACTTCAGATCCTGGCACAGGAAAAACAAGATCAGTTTTAGATGCTCACATTCAGTGGGGTGGCAAGACTCTTGTTTTAGCACCGCTATCCATTCTTGAAGCAGCTTGGGTTGATGACATTAAGAAGTTTCAACCTGATATAAATTACGGTGTTGCTTACGCTAAGAATAGGCAAAAAGTATTTGAAGATGACTCACTTGACATGGTTATTACAAACTTTGAAGCAGTCAACTTCTTAGTAAAAAATCAACAATTATTAACAAACTTCACTAATTTAGTAATAGATGAGTTTACTGCTTTTAAAAATAAAGACGCTAAACGCTCAAAAAATATCAAGACTCTATCAACTTTATTCAGACGGCGTGTTGGCATGTCTGGTACTCCTAATACCAATAGTATTCTTGATCTTTGGCATCCAGTCAGTTTAATAGACGAAGGAGTACGTCTGGGCTCCAGGTACTACTCGTATAGAAATCAAGTATGTACCCCTCAATTCAATGGGTTTGCTAATGTATGGATAGATAAACCAGGCATAGAAGAAACTGTAGCTGACTTATTAAAAGATATTACAATTCGATATGCATTAGAAGATTGTATAGATTTACCTGATAATATTGTCAGAACTGTTTACACAAACCTGTCCCCCCAGGTAGCTCGTATGTACGAAACTTTAGCTGAAGATTCTGTATTGTATACTAAACAAGGCACAATCAACGCAGTAAACGCCGGGGCACGTGTAAAAAAACTATTACAACTAATTAGTGGGGGAGTATATGATGAAAACGGTCTTACTCAATACTTTCATCAAGACCGCTACGAGTTAGTAATGGACCTAATTGATGTACGTAACCACTCTCTAGTTGCATACAATTGGAAACATGAGCGCGATGCTCTTGTACAACTAGCAGAAAAACGCGGTTATACATACGAAGTAATCGATGGGTCTGTACCCGCACACAAAAGATCTGATATTGTACAACGTTTTCAAGCGGGTCAAATTAAAGTGTTGTTTGCACATCCACAATCTGCTGGACATGGGTTAACGCTTACTAAAGCAACCACAGCTATCTGGTGTAGCCCAACGTATAACGCAGAACATTTTCAACAGTTCAATAGACGTATACATCGTTCTGGACAAACTCAAAAAACAGAAACTATTTTGATTGCTGCACGTGATACCTGGGAAGAGCAAGTGTATGAAAAACTTAACGGCAAACTTAATCGTATGGAAAGTTTACTTACAATTTTAACCGATTTACATAAAACAGCAGCTTAATGTATAGTATAAAGACTATGTCAGATAAGGAAAAAATACTGCATTTAGGACAATTACCACAAGAAGAATTGGTTGAACTGTCTAATCAGGACAATACTGTACTTGCAACTGCTCTTATTTATTCTTTATCTGAACTCATAGCTAGTAGCTACGGTCCATATGAAGATATTGATATTGAGTCAATTGTTCAAGAAGCTGCTACTTTTGCTATACAGATAACTAATGGAGTTAAACTAGTAGTTTTAGAAGACAAAATAACAAATAGAGATACAACATTACATTAACAATACTAAGGAGGTATTATGGAAAATATTGTAAACAATCAACAAGTAACCCTTGATGATAAAATGAATAGGCTTGCAGACACTCGTCTGCAACTTAAAGCTCTTCTTGAGCAAGAAAAAAAACTAAAGCAAGTACAAAATGCTTTAGAAACAGAAATTGCTGCCGATATGGAAAGACAAGGTCTTACTCAGACCGGCAACGATGCGTGTACTATTTCTCTTAAAACAGAGATAGTGCCAACTGTAGAAGATTGGGACGCTTTGCATCAACACATAATTGCTACTGGGCAGTTTGAGTTATTGCAAAAACGTATGTCTGCTACAGCTTATAGGGAATTGATCACTATGGCACAATCAGTGCCTGGGGTTCGTTCCACGGAGCTTACTAGGGTAAATTATCGTAGTAAGTAATTTTTTAACTATGAAAAAAGAAAGGTGAACAATGAGCGAAACAGCTATATCACTAGTCTCTAATAAAGTGCCAACGCACGTAAAAGAGGCCACAGGGCTTGGTAATGAAAATGTCACTGCCGAGCATTTACAAACCCCCAGAGTAAAATTACTCCAACAAATGAATAGTGAAGTGGATGAAAACCACGATGCTTACATTGAAGGAGCTAAACCTGGTCATTTCTTAAATAGTGTTACTAATGAAAATTATGGCACTGAGATGTACGTTATTAACTTACATTTCAAAGAAGACTTTGTACTCTGGAAAAAACGCGATGCAGGAGGCGGTTTAGTTGGTACATACACCAGCGAAAAAGCTGCTTATGATTATCTCGCAGACCAAGGATTGAAAGCTGAAGATCATGAGATCATTCAGACTCAATCTCATCTCTTACTTCGTAAAGATCCTAAGACAGGAGAGTTAATTAAGACTCCATTTCTTATGGACTTTGCTTCGTCTAAGTTAAGAGTTTCACGAGAGTGGAATACACAAATTGGACAGCTAGGAGGAGATAGGTTTAGTGCTTTGTGGAAATTGAGTTCTTTACAAACACAAAATAGAGCTGCACAAAAGTTTTTTAACTTAACTGCAGAAAATCAAGGGTGGGTAACCGAAGAAGATTATGAGTTTGCAAAAAACTCTTATGAAAAAGTCGCAAACCCTACTTCCTAAATAGTGTTGTACATGCAGCGGTAGATCTTATCGCTGCATGTATGCAATTCAAGTATAATGTCTTTCTATGCAAGAAAGGCATTTCATAAATAAAATCCATCAAAAACTTTCTTCTACTATATACAAATGGAAAATTAATGATCCTTATCACGGTGGTGTGCCTGATTGTTTTTATTCTGGGCCTAAAGGGTTATGTTTTATAGAATACAAATATAAAAAAGAATTACCTAAAAAAAACGACACTCGTATAAAATTTAATTTAACTACACAACAGTGTGCCTGGTTAATCAGTCGTAAAGAAGAAGGTGTGCCTGTCTTTGTAGCTTTAGGCGTGGGTAAATCAGTTGTTTTTACGCAAGATTTTGAAGCTGTTAACAATTTAACTAAATCACAGTTCATAGATAAAGCTATGAGCATAGACGATTTTATAGACGAATTAGAAAAAATATGTATAAAATAATG